GTAGAAGAGATGGTTACCATAGGATTAGACCAGCATACTATAGCTAAGATTATGGGTGTAAGTAATGCCACCCTAACAAAATATTTTGCACACAATTTATTAGTAGGTAAAGAAAAGCGTACAGCAAGAGTTGCTGGTGTTGCCTATGAAATGGCAGTTAGTGGGGAATCTCCTAGTATGACTACATTCTGGCTAAAGACACAAGCCGGATGGTCTCCAAAACACCATGTTGTGGTAGAAGATAGACAGTTTGACATACAATGGGCTAGTGATGAGACTGACATTGCAGACGCTAATCAAATATTAAGGGATAAAAACAGTAAGGTACACTAGACTTTATGCAAGAGGAGAGAAAACCTATAGTAATACCCTATACACCTAGGGAATTACAAAGACATTTACACACAACGCTAGATAGATTTAATGTAGTTGTATGTCATAGGCGATTTGGTAAGACTGTGTTTGCTATAAACCAGCTAATCAAAAGTGCTGTAGAAGATATAGGTAAAAGTAAACCAGCGCCAAGGTATGCATACATAGCACCACTATTTAAGCAAGCTAAGACAGTTGCTTGGGATGAATTAAAAAGACTATGTAAAGTATTTCCAGAAGTAAAGTTTAATGAGGCAGAACTAAGAGCCGACTTTATGGGAGCGAGGATACAGCTCTACGGGGCAGACAATTACGACACTCTCAGGGGAATTTATTTAGATGGTGTGGTGCTTGATGAGTACGCCCAGATGAACCCTAAGATGTTCTCTGAGGTTATAAGGCCAGCACTGTCAGACAGGAAAGGGTATGCTATATTTATTGGTACACCTAAAGGGAAAAACGAATTTTATGATTTATACCACTCTGCCCCAGAGAAGAAGGGATGGGCCAGATTCTTATACAAGGCGAGTGAAACAGGAATATTAGATGATGAAGAACTGGAACTTGCGAAACAAGATATGGCAGAGACTGAATTTGAACAAGAATACGAGTGTTCTTGGTCTGCTGCACTTAGAGGTGCGTATTATGCTAAAGAGATTGAAACTGCTTATGAAGAAGACCGAGTGGGGAAAGTCCCTTATGACCCGGCTAAACAAGTAGTAACAAGCTGGGACTTAGGAGTAAGTGACGCAACCTCGATTTGGTTCTGTCAATTTATAGGCAAAGCGGTACATGTAATAGATTACTATGAAAACTCTAATGAAGGACTGCCTCACTATATAGAGGTACTTAATAGAAAGGGTTATCATTATGGTGCACACATAGCACCACACGATATAGTAGTTAGAGAATTTTCTACTGGTAAGTCAAGACGAGACCTAGCATTTGACCTAGGAATAGACTTTCAAGTAGCACCTAAGTTAAAGGTAATGGATGGTATTGACACCACTAGAACTTATTTAAACAAGTGTTGGTTTGATGCAGAAAGCACAAAGAAAGGACTAGAAGCATTACTGCAATATAGAAGTAGCTATGATGACAAGAAAAAGATATGGTCACAAAGACCAGTCCACGATTGGACATCACACGCTAGCGATGCATTTAGGTACTTGTGCGTAACAGATGTTGTATTCACAGGTAACGATAGTGTCTGGGGAAAGGAACTCCCTAAGACTGATTTAAGTTGGATAGTATAGGAGAAGATATGAATCCGAAATGGTTAGAAAATAAAATATTAGAAATGGCACAGGACATTAAAGACCTCAAACATATTATGAAAGCAGTCAGCATGTCCACGCCACCACCTAAAGAAACAAAATACCCTATTAACAAAGGTAAATAACATATGGCAAAAATGACAAAGAGGGAGCTATCTGCTCACTTAGAGCAAGAGATTAGTTCTGCACTAGGGTATAAAGATGGTAAACTTACAGAGCAACGCTCAGACGCATTAGACCGTTACTATGGTAAGAAGTATGGTAATGAGCAAGAAGGTCGTTCTCAAATTGTCACAAGAGATGTAGCAGATGTAATCGAATGGATTATGCCTAGCCTCATGAAGATATTTACTTCGGGTGATAAGGTAGTACAGTTTGAACCGCAAGGTCCGGAAGATGTTGAGATGGCAAAACAGTCCACAGACTATGTGAACTATGTTATTATGAGACAGAACCCGGGGTTTAGTACAATATACCAGTGGTTCAAGGATGCACTGCTACAAAAGAACGGTATAGTTAAACACTACTGGGATGACACCAGCGAAACATTAAGAGAAGAGTACAAGAACTTAACAGAAGAAGAGTTCATGGCTTTGTTAATGGATGATAGTGTAGAAATAAAACAACACACAGAAAATGGTGGCGAAGAAGATGAAATGTCTTTACAGCCAGAACAAATAACACATGATGTTGTAGTAAATAGAACATATGAAGATGGGCAGGTAAGAATAGAACCTGTACCACCAGAAGAATTTTTAATTGACAAGTACGCCAAGACAATTGATACTGCAAGATTTGTCGCTCACAGAGTAAAAAGAACTAAATCAGAGTTAATACAACAAGGCTATCCCAAGTCTAAAATAAAGAATGTATTTAATAATGATGAGGCTAACTATAAAGCTGAAAGACTTTCTAGATTCTCACATGAGCAAGACAACTCACCAGAAGGTGATATTGATGATGGAGTCTGGGTCACAGAGTGCTACTTAAGAGTAGACTACGATGACGATGGCATTGCCGAATTAAGAAAAGTAACGAAGGTTGGAGATGAACTGTTAGATAATGAGGCCGTGGATAGTGTTCCCTTCTCCTCCCTTACACCTATACCAATGCCTCATAAGTTTTACGGTCTGAGTATTTATGACTTAATCTCCGACCTTCAACTCATTAAGACTACACTAATGCGTAACTTGTTAGACAACATGTACCTAACAAATAATGGGCGATACGAGGTAGTGGAAGGTCAAGCAAATTTAGATGACCTAATGACTTCTAGACCGGGTGGTATTGTAAGAGTACGCACACCGGGTGCTGTTAACCCTCTGGGAACACCACAACTAGACCAGAACTCTTTTAATATGCTAGGATACCTAGACAGTATTAGAGAAGAGCGAACTGGCGTTAGTAAGAATTCAATGGGTCTATCTGAAGGTGGGTTAAAATCTCACCAAACTGCTACAGGCGTAGGTCAAGTAATGACCGCAGCACAGCAGAAAATAGAATTAATAGCTAGAATATTTGCTGAAACAGGAATGAAAGACCTAGCACAATCTGTATATATGTTAGTACAGAAATTTGAAAAACCAGAAAAACTTGTAAGATTAAACAACGAATGGACTACCTTATACCCGCATGAGTGGAAAACTAAGATGGACTGTACTGCACAAGTTGGTTTAGGTTTTGGAAATAAAGATATGAACCTTATGCACTTAGGTAGATTGTCGCAAACAATACAAATGATTGCACAACACCCAGCAGCAGGTATGCTACTTAAACCTAAAAATGTATACAACTTAGTAGCCGAACAAATAAAAGCTATGGGCATGAAGAATGTAGATGATTTTATTACAGACCCGGGAGACCAAGATGTACAACAGCAGCAAGGTCCAAGCCCAGAAGAACAAGCCAAGCAAGCAGAAGCTCAGTTAAAACAACAAGAGCTGCAAGTTAAGATGCAAAAGATACAACAAGAGTCTGCACTTAAGCAGCAAGAAATGCAAATTGATGCTCAAATAGCACAACAAGATTTAGAGCTTAAACAACAAGAAGCTAGTGTTGATATGCAAATTAAAGCACAAGAGTTAGAGATTAAGAAAGCAGAACTTGCACTTAAACAACAAGAACTTGAATTAGAAAGAGAACAGGAACGAGCAGTTAAAATAGGGAACTGATTATGGGAAAGGGAGAAGAGATAGCAAGGGCAGACCAAGCTAAACAGATTTTAGAACATCCTCTATATGTAGAGGCTCTAGCCACAGTAAGAGAAGCGTTAATTGACCATCTCTTAAATACCAGAGTAGCCGAGGAAGTGGAAAGAGACAGATTGTATATAACAATCAAAGCATTAGACTTAGTGCATCAGCACATACAGTCAGTGCTTGAAACAGGCACACTTGCTGAGAAGGAGCAAGAATTTTTTAATTAAGCGTGAGGAGTAACCAATGGATTCTGCAGAGAACACCCAAGAAGTTGTAAATAATAATAGAGCAGATGCAGGTACAACTGCTGAAGCAAGTAATAAAATCCTTAGTATGTGGGACTCAGAAGAGCAAACCGCAAGCGAGGTAGCCGATACCCCTGTTGACGAGGAAGTGGTAGAGGAAACACAGGAAGCTGAAGAGGTAGAAGAAGAAGCCCCAGAATCGGAAGAGGAAGGACAAGCTGAAGAAGAAACCGAAGAAGAGGTAGAAGAAGAAGAGTTTGAAGTAGTAGCGGAAGAAGACTTAAAATATACTATTAAAGTAGATGGAGAGGAATTAGAAGTTGGTATTGATGAGCTTAAGAACGGATACCAAAGGCAGGCTGACTATACTCGTAAGTCTCAGGCACTAGCTGAGCAGCGTAAGGAGACAGAAGCAATTCAGTCCGAGCGTATGCAACTAGAGCAAGAGAGGCAAATGTACGCAAATGG